GATGCTTTGATAGTGATGGAACTACCGGCGCGCTTGGAGTCGTCGCTGGTCTTTGCATCCAGGCCCGACAATTCACATTCAGCGATCTGCCCAGTCGGCGGGTAGTAATTGAAAATGTCGAGCGGATATTCGCAAGCGTGAAAGCCAGAGTTGCAGAGTTCGGCAGCGCCTTCGTGCGTATAAGTCTCCCCCACTTTGAATTGAAAGCCGCGGCATGTCCAATCCTGGTTGAAGCCCTTATACACTTTGATCGCGTCGCCCATTATTTTCTCCAATTATTTTTTGATGCTCGGTTATCCGCGCATCTAAATTCAGTTGCAACTCCCGCATGAGGCCTATGGTTCGGATTCGACGCGGTTCTAAGGGGAGTTGCTATCAGCTGCAAGGGTGCTGCTGATGAAGTTCAGTATAACCAAAGTAATTTGAATGTCAATAACCAAAGTAATCATAAATAAAAATATTTGTTGTGCGGCGCAGCAAATGCGCAAAAAGGGGAAATTTTGGCAAAAAAAATACCCGCACGAGGCGGGCTAACTTGGGTGCTACAGGGATGTGGTCAGTGCTGCGGCTTCATGCCTGGGACAGGAATAAGGAATACCATTTCTATGGTGTCCAAATCGAACCTGATGGCGACATCAGAAGGGGAGGCCGCTTGCATCGACAGGTTCTTTTGAGTCGGGAACGTTCGCATGACGGTTTCAGCGGTATCTAGGGCCAATCCTGGGCGATCTTGCCAGGCCTGCGCTGCCAGGCTCAGTACCTGATGCAGGACGGTTCCCAGCGATTGCCGGTTGATCTCGCAGACAGTCCGACGTCCGTGGATATCCGTCAGCTCCATGTGCGGATTGCCGTATTTCTCAGCAGATTTATATTTCACATCTTCCAGTGAAATAATGTTAGCTTGCTCGTTCATTGGATTTCCCGATAGAAATGTTAAATATCATTAAATGTAAATAGGCAATCTTGCGATTAGGTGCATAAATACTCATTTCTTGTAGGGAATGATTTCATATCTCCATGATAGTGTTTATTTTCAATAATACTAGAAGTTTTATTAACTTAGTAGGATTGAGACATCCTTTCCAATCGGCATTAGTTGGAATAAAGTTGTATGAATTGCTTATTGCGAAAGCTTTTCGAAAACTTAGTAATTGGAGGCAAAATGAATGTGCAGATGATTTTGGACGAGAAGCAGGTTCAGTTAGTGCGGAATTATGACAAGCTGAATGATACTGGACAAAATATCTTGCTGGGATTTTCTGGGCGGTTGTTCGAAAGTTTTCCACCTGGCGCAGGTAAAGTATTAATTTTTAAACCCCAGAAGAGGGTGAAATCTGCTTAGCCACCTCGGCAGCTATTAATATTGCGGCCTGACCATCTTCGTTGCATTGTCTATTGATGGTCAAAAGCCGCGTTTCTTTACTGGTAACATACATTAGGATTACCCCGCCTTCCTCGGTAGTTTCGCCGGTAACAAGCCATTCCACCGAAACATTGCAAACCTTGGCTAGCTTATATAGTGTTACCGCATCCGGATAATTTCCCTTCCCCTTCAGAATGCGATTGACCGTCGCCTGCGAGACTCCGCTCTTCAGGGCTAAAGTATTTTGTGATCGAAACCCGGCCGCGACCATTTCCATATCAAGTCTGCTTGCAATATCCATGTCGGGATTATGCAAGTACGCATAAATATTGCAATCAAGATATTTAATGTAGCAATATTATCACAGTTGCGATTAACTATTGATGCTTGCTGATATCCTCTGTTATAGGCTCAGTAGCTGCTGATTTTGGCAGCAGCGAGAGAATCGCTGAAAGCAGGTTGGGGTCATTCGTGGCGGCAACTGCATCGAGAATATCTTGTTTTTTCTCGCCTCTGCTGGGCTGCTGGTCGGGCCGAGAGCGATATTTTTCAAGTACTTCATATACGGCATTCTTGGCCAGAATCCGGCCCTCGTCATTGGATTTCCGCATCATATCTACGACAGACTGGATTGACGGGTCAACCTTCGCTGCCGGCAATATGTGATATTCGGCGCCGCTCTCGCGCACCGCATCAGGTGCCAAATCATAAATATTTTCGTTCAGAAATATATATTCGAGACTTAGGTTTAATGCTTTGGCAAGTAACAGCCCACGTTGAATATCTGGAATTGATCCTGATTCATATTTGGCAATATTTGCTTGTGAGCACACAACCAGTGTAGCCAAGTCCTTTTGACTCATGCCGAGCGCGGCGCGTGTACGCCGAATAATCTCACCAGATTTCGAATGGATGTTTATTTTCTTTTTCATCCTCGCAGCCTATAACTTTGGTATTAAAACCGCAAACAACCAAAGTATTTGACAATTGATTACTTTAGTTATAAAGTGGTGTCCATGGATACCCAAAAAAATCAGTCGCACGAATCCCTTTGTCGCGCAATCGCTTGGGCCGGTTCGCAAGTTGCGCTCGCAAATATTCTCAAAAAACACGATGACAAGATCAGTCAGCCGCACATTCAAAAGTGGCTGAAGAGTCCTGTCGGCGTCCCGCCTGAGCATTGTGTATCCATCGAAAAGGAAACGCCAGAAACACGGAAGCAACTGCGTCCGAACGACTGGCAAAAATTCTGGCCCGAGTTGGCAGCGGCATAACTAGCCCAACGCCTTAACGAATTCCGCAACAACCGGTTCCAAAGTTTTCCAGACCCAGATTGCCGCAGCAACACTGAGAACACCGTAACAAATAGTGGGAATGGCGATTAAAGATTTGATGTGCATTTTTGATCTCCTGTTTGTGTGATTCCACTGTAGTTTTTTTTGTCTAAAAAAGAACCCCTTATTACCCCTCATTTAATGGGGGGACTAAGGTGGAGTCAGGAGAAACAGAGATGGGACAGCAGAAATTATTCTATGAAGATGAGTACGAGGCGCTTACTCTCATGATAAGCCACTCTACCAAATCAAGATCCGAATTGGCTCATTTTTTATTCCCAGATAAAAAACATGACACTGCCTACGCCAGATTAACTGCGTGTATCACAAACGGAAAAGACGAGCGCTTGAGCTTCGGCCAGATCATCGCTGCCATGAAGTTCTGCGAGTGCTACGAGCCTTTATTGTACGCCTGCGACGAAACCCTACATGCAAGGCCAGACCGCAAAGCAGCTACCGATCAAGAGATCGTCCTGATAGAGGTACTCAATAGCGCCGGCCAGACCATGCAGGCAGCCATGCGTAAGTTAGAACAACTCCAACGGTTGCGGGGGATTGCCGCATGAACCAGCTCCGTACCGTCACGAAAGCCGAGTTCGACGCTTTTGTATTGAACTACCCGCATGCACTGGCGCCGGATATCTGCGCTGCCTACATGCCGCCAACGATCAGTTTGAATGATACCGCGTGCGGGAAGCCCTGGCCGCATTCTATTGTTGCCCGTGCATTTCCAGACCTGGAGCGGCACTGGGAAAGCGTTTATCAGATTTTGGAGGACTGATGCCATGAGCGACCAATATCAGCGCGGCACCAAAAAGCTATCGGACAACGAAGTCCGCGACATCCGCCAACGCTTTGCACTTGGCGACACGATCAAGAAAATACAAGCCGCGTATTACGAGATCAACCCGACCTACGTCTACGACATCTTGACGTTGCGCCGGCGGGGGGGGGTACGATAATGCTCAACTGCAAAAAAGGCGACATGGCGCGTGTGGTGAAATCCGATGCCGGTAACGTTGGAGTCATCTGCGAAGTTTTAGAATTTCTCGGTGAAATTATTTACGAAGGCGACATGCATTTTACGAAAAACGTATGGCATGTAAGGTTCGCATGGCCCGTTCGGCAACTCGGTATGGATGGAGTTATACGTCCGGCACCTGATCTAGATGGCGCACTTCCTGATGATTTTCTACGCCCCATCCGCCCCGGCGACCTGGATGAAGAAATCACCACTCAAGAGCCTGTTGGGGAGTTGGCATGAGCGCATTACCTATCACCCTACGCCCACAATGCGACGTACTGGACTCGTTCCGCTCCCATAACCTAATCGCCGCCAGCAACGCATCTGACGCCCTGATCAAGCAATTGTACAGCGCCCTGATCATTGCCAACACTTCCCTGGACGTACCAAACAAGCAGCAGGTTATTACTGAAGCGCTGGATGCTGCTTCGCGGTGGGGCGCTAAATGAACGACTTTTCAACAATTGCCTTGATCGCGCTGCTTGCCTTTTTCCTTGGCGTAGTTGCGGGTGTGAAGGGCGGCGCTGATATCGCACCCTCGGACTGCGAAAAGCTCGGCAAATTCCAGCATGCAGATAAGGCATATGTCTGCACACTGGAAACGAAAGCTAGCGCCAAATGACGGCCCTATACCGTGAATTCCCATTGCGCACAGCTGCCGTATGGCCTGCTGTCGTGGCTTTCATCAAGGCTAATGCTCAGTCATTCGCAGAGAAGGGCGAATGTCTCCGCATCATCATCACGTCCGATGAAAAGAAACGCACGCTGGAGCAAAACAGATTTTTCCACGGACCGGTGCTAGATGCGATCACCGCGCAAGCCTGGTGGAACGGTAAGCAATACCCGAAAGAATTCTGGAAAGAGTATTTCCGCAAGTTGTACTTATTGAAATCTGAATATGAAACGCCTGACGGTGAAATCGTTCAGGTGTATTGGAGCACGGCTGATTTGTCCGTTGGCGACATGTCGGCGTTTTTAAACAAAGTCCAGGCTGACGCCGGAAATGATTGGGGAGTGATTTTCGAATGACTCCGGTAATCATTGGCGATGCCACTTTATATCTGGGCGATTGCCGCGAGTTTCTACCGGCCATCGGAACGGTTGATGCGATTCTCGTCGACCCGCCATATTCCGAGCGTTGCCATGCTGGACATGACTCTGGCGCAGCAAAGTCTCGGGACGGCTCGGAGCGCGCCACGCTTGGCTATGCATCACTTTCACTTTCCGATGTCGAAGAATACGCTGCGCTTTTTGCCAAAGCATGTAGCGGGTGGATCTGCTGGATGACTGATAGCGATCTAGCCCTCGCAGTGCGTACTGCACTTGAAAAACAGGGGCGTTATGTTTTTGCCCCTCTGCCGTTCTATGCTCCCGGCTCACGCGTCCGCCTCTCTGGCGACGGCCCTTCTTCATGGACTGACTGGATCGTTTGCGCCAGGACAAAGGCACAAAGCAAATGGGGAACCTTGCCAGGCGGTTACGTCGCTGGGCCGGGATGGAATGACAAGGCGCGGATGGGCGGCAAGCCAACAAAACTCATGGAATCTCTCGTTCTAGATTACACGCGGGGGGGGCAGACCGTGCTTGACACTCATATGGGCGCTGGCACCACTGGTGTTGCGGCGATTCGCGCAGGTCGCAAATTCATAGGCTGCGAGGTTGACCCGGAAGCCTTCGAGATTTCCTGCAAGCGCATAGAACAGACTGTCGCCCAAGGCCAGCTATTCACCCCTGAACCCATAAAACAGGAACAGGAGAGCCTACTGTGACCCGCGACGACGCCAAAACAATCATGGAAAACCTCGCTGTCATCAGCCATTACTCTGCTGGTGGCGAGGTTGAATATCCGTTCTTTCGGTGTGATGGCGAATTTATCCGGTGGGGTAATTCGCGCTCGCTGAATCTCTGCTGCCTGGGCCGGTATCGTATTGTTGGCGATCCAATGAAAGCGCACGTCAAGCACAACCCGCAGCAGTTGATTGGGGCTGAGCCGAGGGAGTCGAAAAAGTGAAAGGTTCCACTCCTACCAAAGCCGAGAAAGAACTGTGGTCACGCATGGCTGGCCTGGGCTGCGTAGCGTGCCTGCAAGACGGCATCCGCAACTCGCTGGTGTCCATCCATCACATTGACGGCCGGACCAAGCCAGGCGCTCATAAGAAGGTTTTGCCGCTATGCGCGCCACACCACCAGCAGGATGATACAGACCCCATGCACCGTATTGCAGTGCACCCAAACAAAGCCAAGTTTGAGCGGCAGTACGGCACTCAGATTGAATTGCTTCACCAGGTAATGCTTTTGCTAGGGAGATCGCATGCATAGGCGCTTGCAAGCCCTTGGGCGCCTGAAGGTCGGGGCGATGAACAAAACTGAGGCAGCTTACGCCTCGCTGCTGGAAATGCGCATGCTCGCCGGTGAGTTGTCCTGGTACAAATTTGAGGGCCTGAAGTTCAGGCTTGCAGATAACACATTCTACACGCCTGATTTCGCCGTGATGCTGGTCGGCGGTCAACTTCAGGCGCACGAGGTCAAAGGCTTCTGGGCCGATGATGCAAGAGCCAAGATCAAGATCGCCGCCGACATGTACCCGCTTCAGTTTCTGGCTGTAACGCAGAAGCCGAAAAAAGATGGTGGCGGTTGGAAAATTGAGGAGTTCTGAGATGCTGAACTATCAAACAGTCGGGCCGCGCGCCGATGGCCGTTACCTAGTTGCCTACTGTACGCCTGGCTGCTTGGTATGGACTTCGGCATGCGACTGCAGCACGGAGCAGCAAGCCGCCCAGGAGGCCGCCAGGCTGAACCGGGAGCAGATACGCCGCGAGGAATGGATCCGGCGCGAGCGCGAGTTATGCGGGATGACTGGGGTTTATCCGGATTTGGAAAAATAGCAGATGAGCGGTGTGCCCCAAACGGAAGATGGATATACGCGCATAGCCAATGAGTTGCTTGATGCAATTATAGGCTTCGGGTTTTCAGCTAGGCAAATGAGAGTTTTTATGACATTGGTCAGAAAAATTTACGGCTTCAATAAAAAGCGCGATGACATTTCCGGGTCTCAGATCGGCGAGGCCTGTGGTATGCCGCGCTCGCATGTGTCTGAAGTACTAAGCCAATTATCTGCAATGCGCGTCATCTCAAAAAAACCTGGGACATTTGGCACGATCATAGAAATTAACAAGAACTACAAAGATTGGATTGCCATTGATGCCGATAGGGTTCCAAAAAATATTTCACCTAAGGAGGAGCCGAAACAATCGCATTACACCTACAGGGTCACCAGGGAATCGACTGGTGAATTTTACATCGGGGCAAGGACGTGCTTATGCCATCCAAACCAAGACCGCTATCTAGGGTCAGGTAATTGGATATGCACCGTAAAAGCACATGAACTGCAAAAACAGGTGCTGCAAATCCACTGGAGCAGAGCTGAAGCAGAAGCACACGAAATTCATCTGATTAAATCTAATTCGAGCAACCCTCTAATCAGGAATTCGGTGCTATTTAATAGTACAGAATCTGTACACCCTGTACAGGATGTGTATCAGAGTACAGATTCTGTACAGGGTGTACAGAAAACGGAATTTAGTGATACAGATTCTGTACAGGTCGATGATACAGAATCTGTACACACAAAAGACAACCTTCCAAAAGACAACAGACAAAAGACAAAATCTATTGCATCGCAGGCGATGCGAGACAGATTTGAACGCTTCTATGCTGCCTATCCAAAAAAGAAATCCAGGGTAACCGCAGAAACAGCGTTCTTTAAAATTGCACCTGATGAGCAGCTTTTGTCCGAGATTATTTCGGGTGTATTGCAGGCCATGAAGTCAGAGCAATGGAGAGAAAAGCAGTATATCCCATACCCGGCCAGTTGGCTTAAAGCCGGTGGTTGGAAGGATGAGATTCAAACCGAATTCACCGATCCAGAGAGGGCCGTGATCCAGGCGTTCAACGACGCACTCGGGGAGCATCTTGGTTCGATAGATTCGGAAATTTTCGTTGAAAAACGCGCCGCAGCAATTCGAGATTTTTTGACCCTGAGCGAAAAGCCGGACTTTCATATTGTTTATTTCACATGGGTAAGGGACAACTGCGAACTCCCTTCGCATGTCGGGTTTGATTGGCTGATCACACGCGAATCATTTACAAAAATCAAAGGTGGTCAACATGGAAAGAAATTATGAACCACGATAATCAACCCCGTCCGACCGAAGCCCACCAGGCTGAGCAATCCGTCCTTGGTTCGCTCCTGATCGACAACGACGCCCTTGACCGCATATCGGATTTGGCTGCTGAGCATTTTTACAACCAAGACCACCGCACGATCTTTGCGGAAATCTGCAAGCAGATTCTGGCCGGCCGGCGCGCAGATGTCATCACGGTTTTTGACGAACTGAAAAACAAGGTTCCTGACTGCTTGGTGTACCTGAACCAACTACAGAACTCGATCGGCAGCTCTGCGAACGTCGGCCGTCATGCGGAACTGGTCATCGACAAATCCATCAAACGCTCGCTGATGGCACTTGGCCGGGAGATTGAGGATATCGCCGCCCAACAGGACAAAAGCGATGTGCTGGTGGATATCGTCGCTGGCAAGGTGGACCAGTTAGCCCAACGCAAAACCCAAAGCGAACCAAAGCGTCTATCGGAAACACTGGGGAACTACGTTCAAACCATCCAGGACCGCATGGAAGGGAAGATTAAACCCGTCCCTACAGGCTTTGCCGATCTTGACCGCAAACTATGCGGCGGTTTGGACCGTGGAACGCTCGCCATTGTCGCTGGCCGGCCCGGTATGGGCAAGACCGCATTTGGTCTGGGAATCGCTCGCAACACGTCCTATGACGGCTCCAGCCTGTTCCTCTCTATGGAAATGTCACTGGAACAGGTTAATGACCGCAATGTTTCCGCGCTCGGTAAATTCCCGATGGCGTGGCTGCGCCTGCCGGCCGACAAAACAGCGGCGGATAGCCTTTGTTGGGCTGCCATGACACATGCCTTCGGCGTGGCCGGCGACCTGAATATGTTCATTGACGACAAGACCGGCCTGAACATGCTGCAAATCCGCAATAAGGCGCGACAGGTCAAGCGCCGCGCCGGCCTGGATATCCTCGTGATAGACCAACTCAGTTTCATCACTGGCGCACAGTCGGACAAGTCCTGGGAGGCGACCGGGGAATATACGCGCGGACTTCTGGCACTGGCCAAAGAATTAAACATCGTCGTGATCCTGCTTTGCCAACTTAACCGCGAGTGCGAGAAACGCCCGAACAAGCGCCCACAAATGGCTGACCTGGCCGTATCCGGTTCCATCGAGCAGGACGCATCAACGATCATTTTCCTGTACCGCGATGAAGTGTACAACCCTGATTCGCAAGACAAAGGCGTTTGCGAGGTGGACGTCAGGAAGCAGCGCCAAGGAACACTAGGCATCGTTGGCATGATTTACGTCGGTGAACAAACAAGGTTTGAGGATATGGCGCGACCCTGGCAACCTGCCGAGGCGCCGCCAACACGCCGCAAGGGATTGGCGGAGCACCTATGAAATCCATCCTCCTATACCTCCTATCCCTATTCAACCGCGCTCCCGGCGATTGCTCAACCCTAACCGGCAGTATCGACAATACCGAGCGCAGGAAGCCAGAAAACGCCCCTTACCGGGAATTACGCAACACTTTGAAACGACAGATAGCAGAGGAGGGGAAATGAGGCCACTAATATTTCTGGATTTTGATGGCGTCTTAAATTCCCTCGCCAGTTCATTAACCATCGGTTGCTGCGATAAGTTTGATCGCGTTTGCGTAGGACTGGTTGACCGGCTATCCACGCAAGCGGATGCGGACGTAGTGATTTCATCTTCATGGCGCATCGGTGCTGACCTGGAATATTTGCGCGGCAAACTTTGGACTTCTGGCGGCAAGGCATTAGCAGACCGAGTTGTTGGTAAAACTCCGCGCTTAGCAAGTGAGCGTGGGTCCGAAATTGCAATGTGGCTGGCAGACCATCGCCCTGATGCGAATTTCGTCATTATCGACGACGACAGCGACATGCTGGATTCGCAGAAATCACGCTTTGTGCATACCGCCTACGCCGAGGGTTTCACCTTCAAAAACTATCTTCAAGCACTGGAAATTTTAGCGCCAGATAACGCAGAACTCAAGAGCCTATCGCAGTACAAGCCATATCTTTAATTCAAGGGAATGACCATGCCAACCAATCAACTAGACCCAGAACAAATACTAAGCGTCATCAACCTCTACCCAGAGGAATCCCACACGGCGCGAGAAATCGCCAACGTGCTCAGTATAGGTAATGAAACCATCACCGTCCGCACGATTTCTGACATTCTCAAGAACCTGTACACAGTTGGAAAGCTGAGCCGCAAGGAAATCAACAAGAGGGCAAGCGGCTGCCAATACGCCTACACGCTGCCGAAAAGTACCGAAGTGGCGACATCGCGGACCCGGACGGATAGCCAAC